TGGTTTTTGGCAAATTGAAGCAAGGATTACACGACTTGAAGATAGTGTTATTACTCAAAATGAACAAATTGGGAGCTTACTTAATAAGCACATCGTGGAAGAACGGATTGAAAGAGAAGAGCTTGCAGAAAAAGTAAAATTTTATGAAAAAGAATTTAATATAAATCCCTTAAGTTGGGGGAAGAAAAAAAGCAAATAAAGGAGAAACAAGTGGAGGAAAAAAAACTAAATAAGTTCATTGACAAATGTTACATACGCGAAAAAGTATTTGAAAACGGAGGCTCTGTTTTAAATTGTGCTTTTGGCGTAGATGAATTGCAAGAACTTGCTGATAGTAAAGGTTGGGTGAATATTACCATTGCAAAACGAAAAAGCCCGTCTGACAATGGTAAAACACATTATGCTAAACACGATGATTACAAACCATCTAAAAAAGATGGAGATATGCCCTTTTAATGCCTACTCCATTTATGTGTCACGGATGCGACTTACCAACAATGAGTCCTTCTGGTATATGTAATAGATGTGCTAAAGTGCTAGCAGAACCAACAACAGCAGATGAATATAATAAAAAATGGCTTAAAAAAAAGAAGAAGAACAAATGGCAGAATTCCTAGAGCTATATTCCGAGGCGGGAATGATTGGTGTTGTCGGTGCTATGTTTGTTTTTATGGTATATCAAAATGCTAAAAGGTCAGAGCAACAAGCAAATGCTATTGAGGCATTAAAGATAGAAAACGAAGGTCAGTCAAAAAACATTGAAAATATAGAAGGCATTGTTTTAAAGTTTTTAGATAGATGGAATCGTAGCGATGAAACAAGAGATAGAAGACACGAAGATATGGTTAAAGAAATCAATGATTTAAGCGACGTTATGATGGAGGTTAAAGGTTCTGTAAGTCGCATTAATGGTCGTCACTAAAAAAGGAGTAATAAATGTTAAAAGGTTTAATGGGCTCTCTAGCTTCAGATTTATTTTCTGATGAAAATAGAGATGAATTAATTGCCGAAATTAATGCAGATGTAGACATTCCTCTTCTGAGCGAAGAAACAGAAAGGAAAATTATGCTAGCATTATGGAAATTAATCAAATCATTCTTTTTAAGAAAAATAGGTGTCTAACAAACTAATTGCTTTTTATTGGCAACCATTGTTAAAATAGTTTGTGAATCAATCCCAGATAAAGTCTGTTATAGAAGACGTTTTGCATCGACTCGGCTACCACTCTGATAGTGCAGTCGAGTTGGTGTACCTAAC